AATTCCAGATAGTTATGAACACCCTACTCAAATTTCAAGAATTAGATACTTGAACCCTAAGAAAGTAAATCGTATAGAAAAAAATGGGCAACTTGCTTTTTATACTTATAATACAGAAACAGAAGCTACAGACTCAAGAGATTATTTTAGTTATACTTCTTCTGATAATCAAAACAAGAAAAAGCAAGAATTACTCTATAGATTAGAGCCTTGGCAAATAATTCATTTTAAAATTTCTGATAAAGACTTTTATCCTTATGGTGGTAGTCTTTTAAAATCTGGTATTAAAGCATATAGAAGACTTATGATGCTTGAAGACGGTATGGTAATTTATCGTTTGGCTCGTGTTCCTGAAAGAAGAGTTTTCAGGATTGATGTTGGTAATCTTTCTACTCATGAGGCAATGAGAGCAATTAATAAAATCAAGGATAATTATCGCTCAGCTCAAATAATGGATGAAAAAGGAAACATTAATAAAAAAGCTGCAGCTCTTTCTTTAACTCAAGATATATTTGTTCCAGTTAGAGAAGGACAAAATGGAACTCAAATTGATTCTTTACCACCTGGAACTGGACTTCAAAATATTGATGATATTAAATACTTTAGAGATGAAATTCTTTGGACACTTAATATACCTTCTGAATATCTTGGTTTATCAGAAAATGGTCAAGGACCTGGAAGAGGTTCTTTAGCAATGCAAGATGTTAAATTTGCCAGATTTATTGAAAGAATTCAATACTATATAGAAGAAGGTCTTACAAAAATAGCAGCAATTGAATTGTTCTTTAAGAAAAAAAGAAAGAATGAACTTAATAATTTTAGTTTGGAATTAACACCTCCTTCAAATGTTAAAGAGATTATGGATATTGAATACCTTAATCAAAGAATGTCTTTAATATCTTCTATGGCTGCTACAAATATGTTCCCAACCGACTATATTTTAAAATATGTAATGAGACTTTCTAAAAAAGAAATTTCAGATATTAAATTCTTTAAAACTGTTGAAGCTCAAAATCAAACACCAGATATGATGGGTGCTGGTGGAATGGGAATGGGTGGATCCCCAATGATGGGCGGTGGAATGGATATGGGTGCTGGTGGAATGGACATGAATGCTGGTGGAATGGATATGAATGCTCAACAACCAGCTATGTCTGTTACTACTGAGAATATGGTAAAACTTTTCGGCAAAGATGTTTTAATAGAAAACAAAGAAGATTTTGCAAAATTAATGAAACTTGTTGAAGAGTATGAAGAAAACAAAAAGAATGAATCATCAGAAGATACTGATGAAAGTAATTTCAAAATTTTAAAAGAAATTCAAGAAATACTTGGTGATAAAGAACATGAAACAACTAATGATATAGCATCAAGTTTATTTTATGAGAATGAATTTGGTGGTTTAAATTTTGGAAAATCTTTTAAAATCTATAAAAAAGGTAATAAAGAACTTCTTGAGGAGGAGGTTGAACTTTAATGGAATATAAAAATACAATAAATTCTATTTTAAAAAGGCTGGAAAAAGAGTTTGAAATTGTTTCTGAAAATGATATTGCTGAAACAATGGAAACAGAATTTATTTTAAAAGATTGTAAAAACAATGTAATTATTAATGAAAATTGTTTTACTATTCCATTAGCTGCTTCCGCTGAAACAAAGAAAATGTTTAAAGAAGAAAACTCCCCAGCTTTAGAATGTTATAGAGAAACAGAAAGAGGAGATATTCTTTTAGTTAAAGATATTGAAAATAACAAGATTTTAGTAGAAAATATTTCCTTAAAAGAAGAATACAGAAAAAACTTTTATGTTGATAAAACTGATATAATTACTAAGAAATATAATGTTGTAAAAAGAAAAACCGTTGGTCTTCTTAAAGCACTCCAAAATCTTTCAGAGATACAGGAAGGAGAATATCAGTAGTAAAAAAATAAGTGGTTTCTAATTCACCCTTATTATCTAATCTAACGTATAAAATATATTTACCATCTTTTCCAACAGATACTTCGTAAGCAAATACTCTTTTAGATTTATAAAGAGTATTTTTTGTTTTATTTGCCAAATCAATCAAATTACTTTCTGGAACTTCACTTTCAGTTATTATTTTAGTCATAATTTAATTATGACAGATGATTTATAAAAGTCAAGATAAAGAAAATATAAGTTAATTCTATAAAGGAGAAAAAATAATGGAATTTAGCAAATCTAAACTTTCTAATTACATACTTTTTAGTTCAACAAATATCAATAAATTATTAAGTTCAGTAATTAATGAATCTTGTAATGCTGTAATGCTTGAAAATTTTGATGATAAAGTTTTGATGGCTGATGTAAATACTGGAAAACTTTATTTATCAGATTATAACTTTGATGGTAGAAAAATCCGTCTTGAAAACTTCGAGCCAGTAGATATTGTTGATGAAGATAATACTCTTAGAGAAAGTATTAATAATTATTTTGAGGCTGATAGTTATGACACAGCCGCTATCGTTGAGGCTTATGAAGAACATGCAGATAGTCAATTTACCGAACTTAGTGATAGTATTGTAAAAGCACTTTCTAAGAAAGGAAATGAAACACCAGACTATACACAATTGATTGGAATTAACGAAGAAATTTCTGAAGAGCTTAAGAACTCTAATATGTTTAAGGCTTATAAAGAAAGACTCGAAGAATCACCAAGTGATCATATTAAAGTTATCAACTGGAATGATCCAATAGAAGTTTCTATTGTAAATGAAGACAGTGGTGTTGAAGTATTCGCAGGAACAAGAGATAAAGTTGAAAAACTTATCAAAGATGTTAACTTCAAGAAAGTATTCAAAGAAGCAATTGAAAACATGGTAGAAGGTGATATTTCTGTTATGGAAGATTTGTATTCAGAAAACAAATCACTTCTTTTACTTTCTGAAAATGAACTTAAAGAATTCGTAGGACTTTCTATTATCGGAAATAAAGAATTAATGGATTCAAGAAAAAAGATTGTTGAAAACATTAATGAAATGATCGAAGAAAATGAAGAATTGTCTGAAACAAAAACATTATTTGAAGAGGAAGAAGAAGCTGCTGCAGATGAAAATGAGGACAAGAAAGAATTAGCAACAAATGACAAAGACATTGAAGCTTTGCAGAATGCTCTTGACAAAGCACTTGAAAAAATAACTGATGAAAAATTAGTTGAAAAAATAAATAGTCTTAAGGACGCACTTGATAGTTCAAAAGACAACGAAACTACTGACGTAGCAACAGTTAAAGAGTGTATAGAAATCTTAAGTATGTAAAAATATAGAGTGTAGTTTTTACTACACTCTGATTTTTTTAGTCACCGAGGAGACATTTTGAACTCAAGTGACGACATCAGAGTCTGCTGTACATCATACTAAGTACCAAGTAGTAGGGAGATTGGAATGGATATAGAACTTATAAAATCAGCATTAACAAACAACTCAGAAAAAACAATTAGTCAAAATACTTTGAAAAGAATTCTTATTCAAAGAATTATGTCTTCTGTTAAAATAAATAATTTTTCATATGATATTTCTAATTTGTTAAACAGACTTGGAGAAAGTCAATTACCAGAAGAACAAAAAGAAGAAATTACAAAAATATTTTATGAAAAAGCAATTGAGAGTTATAATGATTTAAAAGATACTATTAATGAAATATTTGGCTCAGAAGAAAAAAGTAATTCTTCTGTAGAAACAACTTCGGAGGAAAACTAAATGACAATAGAACAAATACTAAATAGTGAAAATAAAAGTAATGAATTTACAAATAAGTTTGTTTTTAAAAGTTTGAAAACTCAAGCTGCAAGTTGTTTCTCTAATTTAACAAATAACTTTATGGGAAAAGTTTCAGAAATAATGATAAGTATTTCTCAAGGAGATGCTGATAGACTTGGCTATTATAGTTGTAGAAAAGGGAATCCAGCTATTTCTGATGAACTTAAAAAAGAATTACTTCTTTCTTTAAAAGAAATTGTAAAAAAAGAAGTAGAAAACTATAAAAAAGATATTGATTTTGTTTTTGGAAGTAAGGAAAAGATAGAAGAACCTGCTGAGAAAAAAGTTGAAATAGAAATTCAAACTACTCCAAAAGATTCTCCAGATGTTCCAGTTCCAACAAGTAATTCAAGTTTATTTGGTTATTAATATGAAATTTGAAGAAGTTGCTAATTTAGTAGAAGAAATAATTCTCGAAAAAAGATCTTATAAACATAGACCAGATTATGAAGGTAATAAGAAGGGTTCTTATATAGACAAAGGAAAAACTTACTGGGATTATTCAAACGGTCAAAAGGTTGGTAATGAAAGAATAGTAACTCAAATTCAAATTAAAGCACAAAAAAAAGACAAATATCTTAGAAGAAATGAAATAAAAAAATATTTAAAATCAGATGACGCTCAAAAACTTTTTAATAAATTAAAAAAAGGAGCAAATAAAAAATTTGGTGATGATGAAGATGCACCAGAATGGCGAGCATATGTTTATGGAGGCTTAGCAACTGCTGCCGCCAGAATTTTATCTGCTAATAAAAAATCTGGAATGACTGAATTACTTTAATTTTTAAGCCGCTAATTTAGCGGCTTTTTTATTGACATTTTTTTTAATTAAATTAAAATAAAAATCTATGATAGAAATAATACTAACAGATGCTACTATTCAAATATCTGGCGATGAAAAAGAATTAAAAAGAATAGATAAATTTCAAACTTATGACGACAATTCTTTATGTTTCAGTAAGGGTAAATATGATATTAAAAAACTCAAACATGTTTCATTAATGAAAACAGTGCAGAGTAGATTAGTTGGATTTGCTGGTCTAGCAAAAGAAATAATTTTATTTTGTAAAAACAACAATATAAAAATTGAAAAATTTGAAGATAAAAGAACACATTTTGATTTTCAAGTAAAAGAATGGACTGATGATGAATTAAGAAAATTATTCGATCCAAAATTTAAATATGTTGAACATCAAGTAAGAGCTTTAAAAGCAATGCTAAAAACAAATAAAGGAATTTGCTGTCTTCCAACTTCTGCTGGTAAAAGTAGAATTATGGCTGCATGGTTAAAACTTACAAATCTTCCAACTTTAATACTAACAGATAGATCAACTCTTGGAGCTCAGTTAGCACAAGATTTTAGAGATCAGGGAATTGATTGCGGATTCTGTTCTGGTAATGGAGTAAGACAAGGATATTGTATTGTATCTACAATTCAATCTGTTAAGAAGTTAGACGTTTCAAAATTTCAGATGGTGTTGGTTGATGAATGCCACAGAAGTAGCAGTAAATCATTTCAAGATTTTTTAAAAACTTTTGGTTGCCCATTAAAGTATGGATTTTCTGCTTCACCTTCAAATGGAAATTTGTTGGATTTTGCTAAAATAAGACAACAGCTTGGAAGTATTATAATTCAAGTAAAAGCTGATGAACTTATCGAAAATGAAGTAATGGCAAAACCGCATATTAATTTAGTAAAAGTTGATTGTCCAGAAACTTTTGATTATCCATCAGCTAATGATTTAGGAATTGTTCATAACAAAACAAGAAATAATATTATTAGAGATATAGTTGAAAAGCACAGAGAAGAAGGATATATTTGTATCCTTGTAAGGATTCTAGAACATGGTGAAGAGTTGGAAAAAACAATTCCAGGAGCTGTTTATTTAAAAGGTGAAGATTCTTTAAATAAAAGACTTGAAATAATTAATAAATTTAATAATGGAGAAATTCCAGTATTAATAGGAACAAATATTATACAAGAAGGTATATCAATTTCAAACATGAAAACTTTAATAATGGCAAGCGGGGGTAAAGCACAAACTTCAACAATTCAACGTATTGGTAGAGTTTTGCGTATAACATCAAATAAAAAAGAAGCGAATTTTTATGATTTTATAGATATGAATAATAAGTATTTATTTAAGCACTCAAAACAAAGACTTACTCTTTATAAAAAAGAAGGTTATACAGATATTTCAGTGTTGGATGCTGGCTTGACAAAAATTAAGTAAAAGTTTATAATTTAAATATGATTAAAACATACAGAAGTAAAAAAACAGTTCAAGCAGTTCTTTGGACAGGAAGTAATAAAGAAGAACTCGAAGATTTAGTTGGTACTGAAAATATAGTTTGGAACTTAAAAACAAATAAACCACCAGTTCCAGATATAATAAAAAAATATATTGGTCATCCTGTAATAGAAACTGGAATGTATATTGTATTAGATGATGAGTGGTTTAAGTCTTATACAGCAGAAGAATTTAGTGAAAAATATGAGGAAGAATAAATGGAGTTTGTAAAAAATAATGTAAAATTAATTGATTTAGCAGAGCCAGGAAAAAAGATTGAATATGCTGGTAGAGTATGCTACAAATCGCAAGATAAGATTTCAGATGATTCTTATGAAAGATTTATTAAAGGAATTGTGAATAGAGGACATTGTTATGATGAAGAAACAGAGGTTCTAACTTCTAATGGCTTTAAGTTTTGGAAAGATCTAACAAAAGATGATTTTGTTGGAATGGTAGAACCAAAAACTAGAAAATTTATAGGTTTTTCAAAACCACTAAAAATGATTTCTTATGATGTTGATGAGGATTTAATTTCTTTTGAGAACAGAGACGTTTCGTTGCTTATAACAGATGGGCATAAAATTTATGCAAGTTTTTGTAATACAGAATATAATAGAAACCATCCAGAAGGAAATTTTTCTTTAATTGAGGCAAAAACACCAAACGTGTCAAAAAGACAACACCCAACAAAACCAGCGTGGCAAAAACCGTTAAGAATGTCTTCAGCAGCAAAAAACGACCAAAAAGGAATAGAATACACACCGGAAATGTTTAAATTTTTTGGCTTTTTTATTGGCGACGGGTGTGCTACACCAAAAAACAAAAAAGTTTCATTTCATTTAAAAAAACCAAGAAAAATAGAATGGCTAAAAGAAACATTGGCAGAATGTAATTTAGACTATTCTATAACAGAGAACAAGGATGAAACATTTACTTTTATAATTTCTATTGATAGAGAAAAATTATTTTCATTGTTTTATAATGAAAATAATAAAAAAACTTTTCCAGTAGAGTTTTTAAAAATGAGTAGAGAACAATTTTCAAATTTTTATGAAGGTTTAGTTAATTCTGATGGAAGTATTTATGATGGTCAGATGAGATATGGCACAAACTCAAAAGAATTAGTAGAAAGGTTGCAGGCTTTATTTTCTATAAATGATATGGTTGTTGGAAACATTAATGAAAAAAATGGAAATTACAGTTTTAATATTTTTGAAAATAATTTTCCAATGTTTAACGATTCAAGAAAAAAAGGTACAACAATAAAAAAACATTATACTGGAAAAGTTTATTGTTGTGAAGTTGAAACAGGTCTCTTGATTATAAGAAGAAATAATAAAGTTTGTCTTTGTGGTAACTGCTCTGTTCTTGAACATGAAAGAAAAATGTTTGCTATTCCAGCAGATGTTTTTTGCGAAAATAATTATGAAGATATATTTGAATTTCAACATTATTTCAATATAACTGTAAATAAAAAAGGAGAACCGTCATATTTTTTTGTTTCAGGAAATATAAGAGCTTGGTATGAGTTATTGCATGGACCAGCATTTATAATGTTTCCAGAAGAAACAAAAGTTTTAAAAAATTTCTTGTATAAAGATTATCCTTATTTGTTTGAAGTTGATGAAAATGAAGATGTTAGAGATGATAACATTCTTTATGATTTGGATGCGGAAAAAATTTGCGATGATTTATCAAAGCACAAGGCTTATACTTTTGAAATTGTAGGAAGCCGCTCATTTACACATCAGCTTGTAAGACATAGAACTTTGTCGTTCTCTCAGGAAAGCCAGCGTTATTGCAATTATAGTGGAAATAAATTTAATCATTCTGTTAAGTTTATTAAGTGCGATGCTTTTGAAGATGATATTCTTCAAACAATAGAAGATGCTTATTTTAAGGCTATTGATAATGGTGCAAAACCAGAAGATGCAAGGCAAATACTACCAAATTGCACTGCTTCTACAATAGTTGTAACTGGAACGCTTGACGATTGGAGGAAGTTTTTATATCTTAGACTAGACCAACATGCTCAAAAAGAGATAAGAGAAATAGCAGAAACTATTTTAAGTTATCTACCTTTAACAAGGAAAAATGTTGGTTATGTATAATAAATCGAAGAGGGTCCTAAAATTTAATTTTTAGGGTCCAAGGAAAAATTGTAATGGCTGTTTTAAGAATTTTATACAAAAGTGAAAATAGTGATAAAGAAGCAAAAAAGCAAAATAAAAAGATTGCTGATTTATGTAAAATTACTATTAAGGAACTCGGAGAAGTAGAGATTTGGTCAAAAAAATCCAATAAAAAAATAGGATGCGTAAAAAATAAAGAAACGATACTACCTTTTTGGGGAAGCATTGATATTGAAGCAGATGATTATTTGCCAGATTACGAATTAACAGATAATGGTTTAATTCAAGAAATTAAGTATGGCAAAACTTATGACACTAAAGGAGAAGAAATTACAGTCATAGATAAACTTATCGTATAAAAGTTAATTATATGATTGAGAAATATATTTATAAAAATGAATCAAATCCAGATACTTTTTGGTATGAAAATAGAAAGATTTCTTTAAGAGAATACCAAAAAGATCTTATTTTATATTGGAGTGGCGAAGAACAAAAAGCAGAATATGCTTTATTTGATAAAACACCTGAATTTACAATAGCACCAGAAATACATTCTGGTGGAAAATTTGGTTCTTATTCAAGAATAAAATCTCCTATATCTTTTAAAAGCGAAAATCTTGAAAGTTTAACAGATAATATTCATATAAGTTTTTGGTTAGGAACTAATTCTATAAATGGAAAATATTCAACTTTATTAACAAAGAAAGAAGATTTTCCAACAGAATTAAGTGGAGATTATTCATTTGGCGTTCAGCCAAAAGACGATATTCAAAAACAAGTAAGAATTAATGTAAGTGGAACTTTTGAAGATTTAAAAGATGCTTTAGTATTTGAACTTGATCCAACTTATAAAATCTATTTAAACGAAGAAAAATCAGATGAAAATTCTATTTGCTTAACATCCACACAGAATGGTTTAAGTTTTGATCTTATAGATGGTTCAGATGGAACTAATTTACTTTCATTATTTGATATTAAAGTTATAGATCATGGAACAGAACCAACTCAAGATATAGATATAGTTTCATTAATTGCAGAAAATTCAGCATTAAAAATCTCACACTTAACTAATGGAAAATTACAGTTCTCTTACAGTCAAAATGACATTGTAAAAAATACATTTGTTGATTGGGACAATGACGGCGTAAATTTTGACAATATAGAAGTAGATATTGATTCTTCTGTAATGTATGTTTTCTTAAATGGAAATCTTGAAAAAGCAGTCTTGATAAATCCTATAAAAAGATTAGCAGAAAAAACAACTCTTACATTGAATGGCGATGAAAACAATATTTATTCATTTGAAGAAATAATTGTAAAATCAAAACTTCAAAATAAAGAAAATTTCGCACCTGCAACTTCTCAACTTACAAAGTATGATACTACAAGACCATATATTGATTTTTATTTCTCTGGAAAAAATATTTATAATGATTCTTTAACTAATTTAGTGGCAGAGTGTTCAAATAATATTTCTATGAACTTAAATTATGATGGTGATTTTTACTATTATATGAATGGTTCTTGGAGAAGATCTGATGGAAGTTTTACACAGAGTAATGATTCTTATACTTTCGAAGATTATATAAAAGATTTTACCTTTACTGGTAAAGATGATTTATTTATAAGAGTATTTTTTGAAAGTGATGGCGATACAGAATCTTGGATAGAAGAACTTTATTTTAAAGTTTCTGAAGATTCTATTTATGGAGATGATTCAAAAACAGCAGCAATCCTTATAGGAAAGCCAGAATTTGAAGAAACTGATGAAATAGAAATTGGTGGAAAGGGTCTTACTATAAATACCGACCAAGGAAATACAGATATTGTTTTTCCTGATGATCCAGCAACAATGACTATTGATGAAATCATAAACTTCTTAAATTCTAAATATCCTGAAGGAATAACTAAAATCTTTAAAGACAATTCTGGAAGATTAGTATTAGTTTCTGAAACAAAAGGTGATGAAGCTTATATTACTGTTTCTGGTGATGCAGCAGATATTCTTTTTGGTGATTCAAAAGGAGCACAAGGAAAGGACCAAGATAAAGAAACTATTGAAAAAGATTATGATCAATTTATTGAAGACCTTAAAACTTATTCAACTGATGATAAAATCCCAATAGAAATAAACGATAAACAATTAAGAATGTATCTTCAAGAAGCTTTAAGAATTTATAAGAAGTATCGTAGTGATGATATTTCTACTTACAAAATTCAGTTAAAAGGAAGCCCAGAAGAAGGATACGAAATTCCTCCAATTATTGAAGATCATCATGATATTACAGATATTTTATTTAAACCAATATTCCCAATAACTTTCTATAATAATTTTGATAATGACGCTGATGATATTGTAAGTCTTGCACTTATAAATGCTTTAGCAGGTAGAAGTGGAGCAACAAATTTCCCTTACGGTCATGGCTTGTCACAAGATTACTATATTAGTCTTATGTCACTGGATACAATGGAAATGGCTTTGGGATTACAACCAAGCTGGAAAATTTACAACAATAGACTTTATATTTTCCCTAACAGTATGACTAAATACTTAACTGTTACAATACTATACAAATCTCCAATCGATCCAATCAAAGCAATGAGAGATCCTTATGTAATTCAATATGTTTGGGGAAAATTAAGAATGGCTCAAGGTGAAGCTCGTGGTCAATACGGTAGCCAACTTTCAAGTGGCGGCCTTCAAATACAATTCAACGCAGATACAATGTATCAACGCGGTGAGCAAGCAGTAAAAGAAGCAGTAGAAGAGATGAAAAAGAATCAAGAACCATTAGGATTCTTGATGGCATAAAAGAGGTAGATATGATAACAATTAAAGAAATCGCTGACGATGACACAAAAATAAGTTCAACAAGATGGGCTTTTGCTTCTACAATAATTTTTGATATGGTTGTAATTGCTTTGACACTTGCAGCTTATGTTCTTTGCCATATATTTGGTAAAAGTCTTGATGAATCTTTCTTGTATGCAGTTGTAACAATGCTTGGAGTATTAACTGGAATTACTGGAACAACTAAAGCACTTCAAGGATTCGAAACAAAAGGAAACGATAAAGGCAAAAAAGAAAACCTAGAGGAAAAGTAAATGAGTGATTTTAATTATGTAGATGCTTTTCAAAATTCTTCTCAGTTAGAATTCCAAATTAAACAGCATGATAATGCTGTTCAGTTACAAGGAAGAAGATGCTACATATTTTTATTGGATAGAACAAGTACAGAATTATCTGAAATTTATAATGAAGCAAAAAATGCTAGAATTTATTTACCACATTTTGAACAAAGAGCTTTATATAATACAAATGAATGGCAAAATTTTGTAGGTTATAATAACTTTGAAGAAAAAGAAGAAACTATGAATTTTGAATTTAATTTTGCCAGAATGGTTTGGAATATTAGAGATCTAAAAAGTAAAGTAGCTGGTAAATTAATAATAAAAAATAATTCAGAAGAAATTTTACATTTAATAGTAGAAGATGGAAAGTTTATTTTGAATTCAAAAAACTTTGTTAATTTATTAACTCTTGAATTAAATAAATTTCGTTCTGTAGCAGCTTTAATAAAAGAAGCAGAAAGCAAATGCTCAATAATTTCTATGTCTTATGAAGGAGATATGGAAGAAGCAAAAAATATAACTTCTGTAAATTTAAAACTTGTTCCAAATAGAAAAAATGAAATTTTGATTAAAAACAGAGTTTATCAAAATTGCGGAGACGTAATTCAATCTGGTGATATAATTCTTACAGATAAATACAAACTTTATCAAGTAAATTCTGCTTATCCAAGTGGTAATCAAATTAATGAATACACTTCTTGGGTTTGCAAATGTAATGTTATAGATTTGGCTTTAGCAAATTTACCAGATGATTATAGAAAAATAATAGCAAGAAACCAATATGCTTTACCAAAGGCAGATACCAGAGGAAGATAATTTTATGAAAACATTTAAAGAATATTACGAAGAAAAAGAAGCAAGCGAAATTCTTGAAGAAGGATTAGGAACTTCTTTATTAACAATATTAGGAAAACTTTTAGGACTTGGAACAGTTGGCGTGTTCTCAGCTTGGATGGCGGCTTTGTTATTCAAAGGTGGAACAAAAGCTGTAGGTAGTTTTGCAGATACTCTTGGGAAAGGAAAAGATATGTTTAAGAAAAACTTTAAACAAGAAGTAAAAGAAAGCCAAGCAGTAAAAAAAGAAATCAATGAAATGGAAATTCTTAGAAAAAAATATGAAGAAGAATTATCAGACGTTGTAAAGGGAATTAGAGAAAAGAAATATAATGAAGCTGCTGAAATTTTCCATAGTCTTCCAAGAGAAAAACAACTTTCTACAGAGATAAAAAAATTTATAGTAGAAGAAATTATTAAATCAACACAGCAATTACCTTCTGCTAATCCAACCCCTGGAAATGAAACTTATAGAATTATTAAGAAATTTACAGATTTAGCAACTGCAAAAGCAATAGCACAAGGAATTCAAGAACAAGCAAAGAAATATATTATTGAAGGTAAATAATGGTTGAAGAATTTTCTACATTTGAAGATTATGCTTTAGTATTAAAAAAGTCTCTTGAAAAAATTTGTCATGATGATAATATGGCAAAAGAAGATGAAGTTCAAATAATATACGCAGATCCTCCAGTTGCTTTTGCAAGATTTCAACAAATTACACAAAACGGTCAAAAACCTGGACCGTTAATTAGTTTTAATTTGGAATCAATAGATATTGATAATAGTGACCAGCTTGGTGGTTGGAAATCTTTTGTAAGTTCTTCAGGAACAATTGTAAAAGCACCAGTAATTGCTAAATTAAAATATAAAGCAACAATTAATGCAATAAAAGAGAGTCAGGCAGATTTACTTTCTTCTCAAATAATGTTAGCAATGCCTTTTAATAGACCTTACGCTACGATGTTGGATGGTCAATGGGTGACTATGATTTCAAGTGATTTTGCTTCAGAAACAAATTTGGAAATTAATGATGGAGAAGATAAAATAGTAAAAAGAACTTGCGTAATTGAAATTCCAAGAGCTTACTTTAATCATCCAATACAAGTTAATAGTAACTATATAAAGAAAATCAATGCACATATTTACAGTGTTGATGAAAATTTAGGAGTGATAAATGAAAATAATTAATAATACAAAACAAACAATTCAATTGGTAAATGGAAAAAAACTTACAAAATTTAAGACAATCTCTGTTGAAAAACCTTCAGAAGAGTTGATTTCTCAGGTTGAAAATCTTAAAAAATTAGGACTTGTTACTGTTGCATAATTTACAGCCACAACCTTTTAAGTGATTGTTAGGTGTTTGTTCAAATATACCATGTTCTGGACAAATAATCTTAACCTTTGTTTCGTAATTCAAATAATGCACGAGTGAATAATTATATTTTTCACCGTGTATTTTTTTTGCTCTTTTAATAAATTTTTCAGTAGTTAAGGTTTTATTTTTAGATGCTCTTATTTTTGAACATTCTGGACAAATAGAATCATGGTAAAGAACATTTATTGGATTAATTAAAAAATCTCCGTGTTCTTTGCAAGTAATAATTACATCACAATCATAATTTATAAATTTAGTTTTAATAAAAGAATAATTATCTCCTAAAATACATTTTAATCTACTAATAAATTCTTTTGTGTTCATACGTTTAACTTTACAAAAAAATTTTTTAATAAAAAGATAATATTAATGACAGTAATTAAGTCAGATAAGGAGAAAAAATGTCAAATTTAAGTCCACAAATAGTTTTTAATGAGTTTGATAATACAGCTTACTCAAACCCAAAATCTGTATCTGGAACAACAGTTTGTATCATTGGTTATGCTAGAAAAGGTGTTATTGGAACACCAGTAGAAATTACTTCTTATAAGAATTTCGTTTCTACATTTGGTAAGCCAGTTGATGGATACTATTCTGGTCTTGCAGTAAGAAATGTTCTTAATGCAGGTGGTAAGGTTCTTTTTGTAAGAGTTGCAGATTCTACAGCTGAAACTTCTAACGTAATAGTTAAGAATGCAGTTGAAGCAAAAAATGGTAAAGTTCTTTTTGATAGAAATAGCGATATTCTTATTGGAACAGAAGGCTATGAAGTAAAGTCTATTTACGGTGTTAATGTAACAAATACTGAAGGAGCTTCTAAAGATATTTATCTTCGTTCTCCAACAGCAGGAAAATTTACACAAGCTTCTATTGTTGAACAATTAACAGCTGGTCTTTCAGCAACTCCAGGTTACTATGAAGTATTAAAAAGAAATACTTTAAGAGATGGTGTTTATTCTTTTGATATTAAAGTAAATGACGTATTACCAGAAGGAAGTAATGGTTATTATATTGAAACTTCTATGAGTGATAGTGGTCAAACTTTAGCAGAAAAATTAGGTAAAGCTATCAAAGATTATGGCCAAAACAGCTACTGTGTTCTTGAAATGTCTGATGATCCAGATTTTGAACAAACAGGAACATTTAGCGATGATAAGACATTTGCTATTTCTGGTGAAAGAAAATTTAAAATTGTAAAAGGTACTGGAGAAACAGATGTTACTGTAAATATTACAAGTGGTTCTACTCTTAAAACAATTGCTTCTGTAATTAATAATGCCATAGAAGCATTTCAAGTAAAATGTTTGTATGTTTCTGCAACAGAAAGTTCTAATCCAAAACTCTTATTTGTAAATAATTCAGGTTCTACAGGAGATATTTCTATTAAATCTTCTGGAACAATTGAAAGTGCTAGCGAAATCTTCGTTACAAATAATGTTACTGAAGGTGCTTCAAATATTGAAGGTATTGCTCCAAAAGCAGCAGATTCTCAATTTGGTTTATATGTTAAGACACTTAACGGTAAATCAACAGGTGAAGCAAGAACTGATGTTTCTGTAGAATATAATGAAGATACACAGTCTGTAGTATTTGTTGGAACTGAAGTTGGTGAAGGCAAAAAAGTAGAAATTGTACCTGCAACTTATGGAAACTTTATTTTTGACGCAGAAAACGGTGCTAATGTAGGACAAGTTCTTGGATGTTTCTTGGGAACTGATGAAATCACTGGTTTGAATATTGCAAGAGATGCAGACACAAGAAAAGTTTATATTGAGTCTGATGGTAAAATTCAATATCCAACAGTTGCCGATAGTAGTAAGCAAGGAGTTCTTTCTTTAATTAATATTGAAAAAGATATTAAGTCTGATACTTCAATTGGCTATACTTATATTACTGGTCAGGCAGCTATTCCAGCAAACGAAAGAGATATGGTAGTAATTACATCTAAAGAAAAAGGTTCTGCTACAAATAATATTGCTGTTGAGTTCTACTCAAGCACTTCACCTCTTAACGGAGAAATAAAACACGATATTACAGTATTTGTAGATGGTGTTAAGAAAGAATTTTATGAAGATGTATCTTATAATTATTCAGACGTAGAAAAACGTTTTGATACAATCATAAACCAAGTTGAAGATAATGGTGGTTCTGCTTATATTACAATGAAAGTTGAAAAGAACGATTATTCTTCTGTTGATGTAGAAGTAGCTGATGGAACTTATACAGTCGGAGCACCAATTAATGAAAACAGTATAAAGAGAACACCAGATATTGATGTAAATGCTTATAATGAATATGATTACTCAGTTGGTACAGATGGTATTCCAGAAGACGGTGGAGATGAACTTTTCGAAGCAGCAATGGAAACTGAATATTCACCACTTTCTGACAAAGACCTTTACAATTTCCACGTTTTGATTACTCCAGATAATATTTCTGAAGTTGTTCAAACAGCAGCTATAAAAATTTGCGAAACAAGAAACGATGCAATGGCAATTATAGATCCACCAGTTGGACTTTCAAAGAAAGCTGTAATTGATTGGCATAATGGTAAAGGTTATGGAAGATCTTCAGCACTTTCTTCTACTTATGCAGCTACTTATTGGCCTTGGTGTAAAGTATTTGACACAAATGCTGGAAAGAATATTTGGGTAATGCCTTCTGTAGTAATGGCAGCTAAATATGTAACTGTTGATAGAACAGCAGGATCTTGGTATGCCCCAGCAGGTGAAACAAATGGTGTAATGAGCGTTATTGATATTGAACAGTATCCAAATGTTAATGACAGAAATGAACTTTATGTTGATTACAACAGAGTTAATCCTTTCATTAAGCTTGGTGATGGAAGTATCGTTTGTTATGGTGAAAAAACTTTGCAGAGAATTAACTCAGTTCTTACAAAGATTCATACAAGAAGAATGCTTATTCAAATTAAGAAAGAAGCTAAAGAGGCTCTTCGTGGATACATCTTTATGCCAAATGTTTCAGAAAATCTTTCTAAGATTACTTCTAATCTTACAGCAATTTTTGAAAAATATAAAGTTGGCGGTGGATTAAGTTATTATAAGATCGTTTGTGATGAAACAAACAACCCTATCGAAGTAAGACAACAAGACATTATAAATGTTGATGTTGCTTGTGTTCCAGAGGGATGTCTTGAACTTATCACAATTAATCTTACAATGAACAAGTCTGCTGAAACTGTTTCAGTAAATTAATTGAAAGATAATTAATTTAAAAGCCACTTCAATTGAAGTGGCTTTTATTATTTAAACAAGTTAATAATATAGGTGTGGAGTGCGCCTTTTGCGTAATTTAGTAGAAGAATGGCCTTTCATTTTTTTACCAGAGAAGTAATTAAGCCAAATCCAGGCAACTCGAAAGGAGATAAATTATGGATTTTAAAAATTATGTAAGAATGATGCTTGAAGCTGAAAAAGCAAAGGATCAAGACGAAGAAGTAGAAAATCAGGACGATGAAGAAGATTCTGATGAAGATGAAGAAGACGACGAAGAAAAAGAAGCTTCTGTAAAAACTAAGGCCTGTAGAAATGGTTGTGAGCCTTCTGTAAAATCAACTTGCAACGGCTGCGAGCCATCAGTTGAAGACGATGAAGATGAAGAAGATTCTGATGAAGACGAAGAAGAAGATTCTGACGAAGAAAACGAAGACAAGGAAAAATGTCCAAAGTGTGGAAAATCACCTTGTGAATGTAAGAAAGAAAAATCTTTAAAGGAATCAATGCTTCATCTTGCTTCAGATAATCATGGTAAAAAAGTAATTACAGAAGAAGAAATGGTTCTTTGTGAAAATATTAAAAATAATTCTGCATCAAAATATCTTGCTAAACTCGCTAAGAGAGCAGAAAAAGAAGCAGCTAAGTATGAAAAGAAAGGCTGGAAAGAAGAGGCAAAGACTTCTAAGAAAGCAGCTACTTCATTGAAAGAAGCTTCTAATAAACTTTATAAATGTGAAACAAGATACCAGAATGGTGACGCTTCAGCAAAGAGAGAATATAAATCAATTTGTAAGCAATATTCAAAAGAACTTAAAGCTCTTGGAAAAACAGCAAAGGGACTTAAAGGCTTGTTATTTACATTGTTAGCAGGAACTGTATTGCTTGGTGGAGTTGGATTAACAATCGTTAATAATGATAAAATCATCGAAAGACTTCAGTATGGTTTTGAACATAAAGAAGAAATGCCAAGTGTTTTAAAGCAGATTGGAAAAAATGATAAGAGTTTTATTGATGGCGTTTTGAAAGGTTCAGAAGTAAAAACTTCTGACTGGGGTGGAGATAAAGCAGGACTCGAAGCTCACAGATTAGG